TATGTACAAAGATTTTATCGACGAATGTGTTGTTGACGATGATACATATATAGTTATTAGTATGTTATTTGAATCATCTACTAGATATGATGACGGATCTGAACATATAACTTTAATACCAGAATTACAACCAAATTGCAATGATAGAAATAATATTCCATATTTAAAAAGTCTAATGAGATATAAATTTCCATTAGATATATACGGTAAAATTAATAATAAGCAATTTTTCACAAGTGTATATGATAGTGAAATAGCTAAAGATTATTTTAAAAACGCAAAACTATTAGAAAAATTTAGTGAAAAAATATATGATAAATTTAAAAACAAAGTAATTCTTTTAAATATTCCTCCGGCTAAAAGATATTATAATAACACTTATGGCTTTTATGACGATTTGCCGAAAATAAATCAATATGCTTATATGCTTACTAGCTTTAATAATATGAACATAGGAGATTATTCTTGGAATCATCATAATAAAGTATTAAAACTATTATATAACTGGATTTATAAAAAGGGATTTAGTGAGAAAATTAGCGTTATAAATATAGATGATAGTAAGATAGAAGGTGATGATCATCATCGTTTAGGACGATCTCCTTTTCATTTTACAGATCGAACTATTTCTTATTTAGGATCTCAGATTGCGGGCAAGATAAATGACATTAGAAGAAATTAGAAATAGATTTGTAGGATTTTATCATCAAAGTGGTCGTCATGAAGCAGCGGCGTTCTGGCTAACAGAAGCAGAATCTATAGTTGATGAATATGAAACTTACGATATTGATCCGGATTTGTTAGCTAGACTAAAAGCTATAGGAAGTTCTATTAGAACTGAAGATTTTTCGGACGTCGACAATTTGTATCAGGTAGCTGTATTAAAGATTGAAGAAATAATCTATGATATGCGGGATCGTGGGATCCCGGCCGGTGGAAGAGATAACACAATAGGATAGTATACTGTCCTCCCTCAGTGCTTACTCTTTAATTATACACCAGTTTATATGGTTTGTACACAGTTAATTTAGTTAAAATTAATTATTTTTTTAGTGTACATCCGTACCCAAATGTGATAGAATATATTATATTGAGGATATATTATGAAACCTAAAGATAGACCACACTACGTAAACAATGCACAATTTTCACAAGCGGTTGTAGACTATGTCACAATTGTACGTGAAGCAAAAGAAAAGGAAGAACAGCTTCCTATTGTGCCTGACTATATCGCATCTTGTTTTCTAAAGATTGCAGAAGGACTTTCCCATAAATCAAACTTTATCCGATATACGTATCGTGAAGAAATGGTTATGGACGCAGTCGAAAATTGTCTTAAAGCCGTAGAAAATTACAATCTAGAAGCAGCAACTCGATCTGGCAAACCTAATGCGTTTGCATACTTTACTCAGATTTCTTGGTATGCTTTCTTACGTCGTATCGCTAAAGAAAAAAAGCAACAAGATATTAAATTTAAATATATGTCTCAATCAGGAGTAGAGGCTTTCTTATTAGATGAAACTGATAACGCGGTGTCAGCTAACTTTATGGATATGCTAAAAGGTAGAATTGAAAAGGTAAAAGAATACGACACAGAAGTTAAAGTATTTGCCAAGAAAGAAAAGAAGCGCCGTAGACCTATACAAAAGGTAGACTCTGATCTGACTGGCTTTTTTAAATGAAGGTAGCAATTATTAATGACACTCATTGTGGTATTCGCAATAGCTCTGACATATTTCTCGATAACGCAGAGAAATTTTATAATGATGTATTTTTTCCTACTCTTTTGGAACGGGGTATTCGCCATATTATTCACCTTGGTGACTACTTTGATCACCGGAAATTTATTAACTTCAGGGCTCTTAACCGCAACCGTCATATCTTTCTTGAACGGCTACGGGCGGAACGGATAAGCATGGATATCATTTGTGGTAATCATGACACTTACTACAAAAATACAAACGATTTAAACTCACTTAAAGAACTATTAGGTCACTATATGAATGAGGTTCACATCATACGTGAACCTACGGTTATGGACTATGGTTCTTTAAAGATGGGTATGGTTCCTTGGATATGTCCAGAGAATCAAGATAAAACCATGGAGTTTTTAAAGACTGCTAAATGTGATTGGATTGGTGGACATTTTGAGTTTGCTGGTTTTAATGTTATGCGTGGTGTTGTCGCACCTCATGGATTAGATCACAAAGAATTATCACGATTTGAACGAGTATTATCTGGCCATTTTCATACAAAGTCTCAGAAAGACAATGTAACGTATCTTGGCACACAAATGGAATTTAGCTGGTCAGATGCTGGAGATCCTAAACATTTTCATATCCTTGATACAGAAACACGTGAGCTAGAAGCCATACAAAATAATCATACTTTATTTCAAAAAATAGTGTACAATGACGAAGAAACAGATTATAATAAGTACAACGTAACTGATTTAGATGGTAAGTTTGTAAAAATTGTAGTCGTCAATAAAAAAGATTTGTTTACATTTGATCGATTTGTTGATAGAATACAGAATAGAAAGATTCATGATCTTAAGATTGCTGAGAACTTCGACGAGTTTTTAGGATCTAGCGTAGAGGATGAATCTGTTTCCATTGAAGAAACTACTGAATTGTTAGATACGTATATTGAAGCAGTAGAAACAGAATTAGACAAAGACCGACTAAAACTTTCTATGCGTAATCTTATGACTGAAGCACAGGCTATCGAAACAGTATGATCGTATTTACATCGTTAAAGTTTAAGAATTTCCTATCAACCGGAAATACTTGGACTGATATTAAACTAGATAAATCTAAGTCTACATTAATTGTAGGCCAGAACGGTGCTGGTAAATCTACCATGCTAGATGCTATTGCATTTGGTCTATTTGGTAAGCCACACCGCAACATTAATAAACCACAGCTAGTCAACACAATTAATAATAAGAATTGTGTTGTTGAAGTAAAGTTTGTAATAGGTAAAGCACAATACAAAATTGTACGTGGCATTAAGCCTAACGTATTTGAGATTTGGAAGAATGGTGATATGATTAATCAATCATCTCATTCCAAAGAGTACCAGAAGATCCTCGAGCAAAACATCCTGAAACTTAATCATAAAAGCTTTCACCAGATAGTTGTTCTGGGCTCGTCATCGTTGTTCCTTTCATGCAGCTCCCTGCGCAGCACCGGAGAGATGTTATCGAAGATCTTCTGGACATTAACGTGTTCTCAAAAATGAATAGCCTCTTAAAAGAAAAGACTACTACGTTAAAAGATAAAATGAAAGATCTGTCCTTTAAGTCTTGACGTTGAAACAAATAAAATTACTACGCAGAAAAAATATATCTCAGATATTAAAGCGTTAAACAACTCTGAAAAAGAAAAAAAAGATTCTCGTATTAAAGAATTAAATTCTGAGGTTGAAGGATTTACAGGATGAAAAGCGAAGCTCTATCGCAAGAAGTTGAAGAAAGACAAAAGCCACTTGAAGAAGAACTCAACAAGGTTCATGACAAGCGTCAATCGATTGTCCAATACCAAGGGCAGTTCAGGCAGCAAATGTCCCAAGTTGTCAAAGACTCGAAATTCTATGAAGATAACGAGACGTGTCCAACGTGCAGCCAAGATATTAGTAATGAACTCAGATCATCGAAGCTGGCTGATTCCAAAGCTAAAGCTAAAGAGCTTAAAGAAGCTATGGACCATGCCTTTGAAAAGTCGACTGATATTCAAACAAATATTGACCGGATCACAGATGAACTCACTGGAGTGCGATCGAAGCAGTCAGACATTCATTCTAACAATCAGGCAATCACCAGGATCCAAAACGAAATACGAAATTTGGAGACAGAATTAAATCAAACTGGTGATATTGAAGCAGCTAAAGACGAATTAGAAGCTTTGCAAAATGCTGCTAATGAGTTTAATATGTCTAAGTTTCAGTTAAATGATGAATATGCATATAATAATGTTATGTCAGAGATGCTTAAAGACACCGGTATCAAGACAAAGATTATTAAGCAATACATTCCTGTCATTAATAAACTAGTAAACAAATATCTCCAAATATTAGATTTTTACGTTCACTTTGACTTAGATGAAAGCTTTACTGAAACTATTCGCTCACGCCATAGAGATCAGTTTTCATATGACTCTTTTTCAGAAGGTGAGAAACAACGTATTGATTTAGCGCTTCTCTTTACTTGGAGAATGATTGCTAAAATGAAAAACTCAATATCAACAAATCTTCTCTTACTTGATGAAACATTTGATTCAAGCTTAGATCATGATGGTGTTGAGAACCTAATGAAGATTCTGCATTCTCTTGATGAGAATTCTAATACGTTTATTATATCACATAAAGGCGATATTCTTGACGGTAAATTTAAAGATAAGATAGAATTTGTGAAAGAAAAGAATTTCAGCAAAATAAAAGATTTACAAACACTGGAAAATGTGGTATAATAGTATCATTAACAAACGAGGTATATTATGGAACTGAAAGAATCAACTCTTTCTGTCTTGAAAAACTACGCTGCAATTAATCCTAATATTGTAGTACAAAAAGGCAATAAGATTAAAACAATGACTGAGGCACGTAACGTGTTGTCCTCAGCCACTCTTGAAGAAGAGTTTCCACAAGAATTTGGCATCTATGATCTTAATGAATTTCTAGGTGTTATTGGCTTGGTTGGAGAGCCACGTTTAACGTTTGAAGAAAGTTATGTGACTATCACTGATAGTAGTAACCGATCTCGTGTTAAGTATTTCTTCTCTGATCCAGAGATGTTGACTACTCCCACACGGGACGTGGCTACTCCACCAACTGATGTAAATTTTGTATTAGATAATGACACTCTAAACAAAATTAAAAAAGCATCTAGTACTCTAGGCCATACTGAATTTTCCATTACTGGAAAAGACGGAGTGCTCACATTATCTGTTATAGATAGTAAGAACACAACGTCAAATGCATTCTCCATCGATGTGAGTGGAGACTTTACTGAGATAACTTTAACTTTATATTTAATATTGCAAATCTAAAAATGATCCTGGGCGATTATGAAGTTGGATATCATCAAAATTAATTTCACATTTTGTTAACAAAGAAATGGGCATTGAATATTGGATTGCCCTTGAAAAGACATCAACCTTCGGAGTATAATATGTCAGATAAAAAAGAAGAACAGAAGCAAGTTGAAGATCCTCATGCTCCAATGTATGAAACAGTAATCGTGCTGCTCGTAGTATGATTGCTGTAATTGATACTATGTGTCAACGTGGTGGATTTAAAGGTGAAGAGCTTTCTACTATTGGTACAGCTACGTGATCAATGTGTACAGATGATTCAAATGGCAGAGAACTATCAGCAGGAGCAAGCACAAACATAATTGTACTTTCCTATTGAACGTGTTACTATATTATATTATGAAGGAAAGACTATGTCAACGAATTTTTATGGGTCGAGAAATATCGGCCAAAAGCAATTTCTGAAACAATTTTGCCTCCCCGACTAAAAGATGACGTTTCAGAAAATGGCGGATACCGGTGAATTGCCTAACATGCTTTTCACCGGTACTGCCGGTCTTAGGTAAGACCACAGTTGCGAAAGCGCTATGCAACGAACTAGGCCTAGACTATCATTGTAATCAACGGGTCAGAAGAAGGCAACATAGATACACTTCGCGGTAAAATAAAACAATTTGCGTCAGCTGTTTCTTTACAAGGCGGCTTTAAAGTTGTAATACTTAGACGAGGCAGACTATCTAAACCCACAATCAACACAACCTGCGCATTCGCGGCTTCATTGAAGAGTTTAGCAATAACTGCCGGTTTATCCTTACTTGTAATTTTAAAAACCGTATTATCGAGCCACTCCATTCTCGTTGTGGTGTATACGAATTTAACACTACGAAGAAAGGAATGGCCGAGCTAGCAGCACAATTTTTTAAACGATTTATATATATACTAGATCAGGAAAACGTTCCGTTTGAAAAAAACGCAGCGGCAAATCTTGTTATGAAATATGCACCAGACTGGAGGAGGGTGTTAAATGAAGGACAAAGAGGTGGGTTTAGTGATAGCGGCATTAATGGTAATGATAATAGTAATGGCCTTACTTCCGTTGGTGCTCTCTCCAAGCATCTAAAAGAAAAAGACTTCAAGAAAATGAGGCACTGGGTCGCTAATAATATGGACGTAGATGCTTCAACTATATTCGTGGTTTATACGATAGTATGACTGAAACTGTAGAAAATAGATCAATACCTCAGCTAGTTTTAATCCTGGCTGACTATCAATATAAGCATGCTTTTGTTGCAGATCATGAATTAAACGTTGTAGCATGTATGACAGAAATTATGGCAAACGTAGAGTTTAACTAATGCTAATACTATACACTCAACCTAGATGTCACTTTTGTGAGATTTTAAAGCGCATGCTCAGTAAGATGGATGGCGCCGAAGACTTTCAATCAGTTGATATCACTAAAGATCCAGAAGCTAAAGCCTTTCTAAAAAAGAAAGGTCATAAAGCCGTTCCTATGTTATATTGGAGAGTGCCTGGGCATGACATATGGATTAATAAAGACATTGATACTAAAAAACTAACGGGTGAAAATTTAGGTCAACGTATAAAAGACGCGGTAGCAGCAACCAAGAAAGATAACTGTCTTGTGTTCGATGTTGATGGAACTATTACTCCTAGTAGAGATAATATAGATCCTGCTTATGCAGAAATACTGATGGAACTTTCTAAGAAGGTCGACATTTACTTTCTCACTGGATCAGACTTTGCTAAGACTAAAGAACAGTTGGGTGATCTAACCAAAGTTGCAAAAGGTAGCTATCAGTGTGCTGGCAATGAGTTGTGGGTAAATGATGAGTTAGTTAAGTCTGTACCTGAATTTACAATGTCGAAGGTGATGGTACAGTGGTGTAAGCAACGACTAGCTGAAAGTCCATTTCCAGTTCGTACAGGTAAAAAGCATATAGACTTACGGCCGGGTATGATGAACTTCTCAATCATTGGCCGAGGATGTACTAAGAAACAGCGGCAGCAGTATATTAAATATGATGAGAAAACTAACGAAAGAGAACAATTAGCAAGAGACTTTAACGAAGTATTTCACTCATACTCTGCTCAAATAGCTGGTGAGACTGGCATTGACGTATGTGAAGAAGGAAGAGATAAAGGACAGGTGTACAAACCCCTACAAGAAGTGTATAATAGTATTATCTTCTTTGGTGATGATACTCAAGAAGGTGGCAATGATTTTCCATTTGCTAAACAAATACAATCTTTTCCTCATCGATGCTTCCATGTATCTGGTCCTGAAGAAACATTCGAACTTTTAGAAGGAATCAAAAGATTGTTTGTAGACGAATGGCCTGGAATAGACAGTGGAGTTGAAGGACAGTTATGAACCCATTTGATTATTTAAATTCTATTAATACTAGTAAAAAAAATGTTATAACAGATGACATAACAGAAAAAGCTTATAACAGTTTTATGGTCAACCGATCGCTTTCTTATTTTAATGATACAGCTATACTAGCTAATGAGATGAATCGTTATCACCACCTTGATAATAAACTACAATTCGACTTTCTTATAAATATGGTTAGAAAGCGCAAACGCTTTTCTAAATGGATAAAGCCTCAAATTGAGAGTGACGTCGAAGTGGTTAAAAAATATTATGGCTATAGTAATGAAAAAGCTCGTCAAATATTACCGCTTCTGTCACCCGAACAAATAAATGGGTTAAAGAAGAAGGTGAATAAAGGTGGAAGAAACAACAATAGTTGAGTGGTCTCCAGCTACAATGCTGGAAATAACTCTACGCGAGCCGGATGATTTCTTAAAGGTTCGTGAAACGCTGACACGCATAGGTGTCGCATCCCGAAAAGATAAAAAATTATTTCAATCTTGCCATATATTACATAAGCAAGGCAGATATTTTATTGTACATTTTAAAGAATTATTCTTACTTGATGGTAAGAAAGCTAATCTCGAAGAAAATGACGTAGCTCGTAGAAATACTATTACGACGCTAATGTCTGATTGGGGATTAGTTGAGATTCAGAATACGGAAGAAGCTAAACTACTAGCCCCGTTAAGACAAATAAAGATTATTCCGTTTAAAGAGAAAGATCAATGGGAGCTTTGTCCTAAATATAATATCGGAAATAAGTAATAAATGACCGAAAGTCTCTATGTAACTCCTTGTGTTGGGATCTGCACTTTAGACCCTGACACCGGGATTTGCATTGCATGTAAGCGAACCAGTGAAGAAATAACTTGCTGGATAAAATATACGCATGATGAACGCATGGTTATTATGAATAGACTAGGTTACGGAAAAAGACGTAAAAAATGAATAGCGGCTATGTACATTTGACATAGCAACCACTATATAAATACTACGGGTGCAGAATATTCTGGCCCATACTAATCTTGCTTGCTCAAAAGGAGATAACAATGACAGGCTTACAAACACTTTTCCCGCGGTCATCTTTTGTGGGTTTCGATCATCTTTTTAATGAACTAGAGTTCACTGCAAAACATGCTCAAGACCACTATCCCCCTCACAATATTATTAGAGCCACAGAGACAGATTATCTGATTGAATTGGCTATTGCTGGGTTTACAAAAGATGAAATTAATATCGAAGTTAAAGATAGGACTTTGACAGTAAAGGGAGAGCACGTCTCTAAAGGTAGAGAGTTTATCCATCGTGGCATTTCGACAAAGAAATTTAAGCGTACCTTTAGGCTGTCCGAACACGTACACGTAAACGGAGCAGATATTCAAGATGGCATTTTGGCAATTGAATTGCAATATGTTATCCCAGAAGATCAGCGTCCTCGTAAAATTACAATTGGAAAATTTAACGAGGTCGAACATGACACAAGCAATACTAACAGCACACAGCTACTCAACAAGGGCAGTTGAACTAATTATTGAAGCGCTAAAAAGCATTTACAATAATCGAATTGAACGTAAAGCAATTCGTGAAACTGAAAAAGCTCTAAGCAATCTATCTGATTATGACTTAGCAGACATTGGCATTAGCCGCGGCGAGATCTATGAGATCGCTAGGTATAAATCGTCTATTGAACACGTCAAAGTAAATCAAAATTTGCAAGGATGGGTTTAATGACAACAGCAGTAATGTCTACTATATTCTCGCCCTTATCGGGTTTGTGGTCTTCACTAGATCGTACGATCCAAGTTGTGGGATATTCCAAAGCGGCGGCAGAGCTGGCCCGATTGGGATACCACGAGGAGAGCAAAGCGTGCATGATGGAAGTTGCCAAATTGCGTAACTAACTTATAGAGGGCTGTAATGGCCCTCTTACCCCTAGGAGATATTATGAAAGAACAACTTGTAAAAGCAGCACGTATGCATGCCGAAGGTGAACTAGAACGTGCAAAAACAAATATTATGGTCTACATGAATCAGAGTGTAGGCATTGGTGAACATAGCGATATTGTCGAAGCAATTCAAGAAGAACTAGACAAGATGGCTATGGCTACAGACAGAATTGAAATGTTAGAAAGACATTTTAGTTAAACACAAACACACACAGGAGACACACACATGTCAAATCCATTCCAAATCCGCTATGACGTATTGAACATGGCAAAAGATATGCTTGACAAAGCATATGAAAATCAGATTAACCTAGCACACCAGATGATGGACATGCATAAGGAAAATGCTGATCAGATGAGGGAAGCGTATGAAAAGTATATTCCCAAAGCAATTACTCCAGAAGAAATTAAAGCGCAAGCTGAAAAATTGTATGAGTTTGTTTCTGAAAAGAAATAATCTAATGAGAGGATGATTATGAAAAAGGATATTTTATTAGTAGCAGGTCTGTTTTTAGTTATTGCCTTTGGGGCAAAAGCTGCATTAGCAGAAAATATGACTATCGAAATGTTAAATAAACGTGACGATGGCGCTAAGATGGTTTACTCAGAAGACATCGCACGTATTGATATTGGCGATACTATTACTTGGGTGCCAACAGCAAAAGGCCACAATGTTGAATTCATTGCTGGGCCAGATGGTTGGGATGCACCACGTAAGTCAAAGCTCAACAAAGAAGTTGAAATGACATTTGACACACCAGGCGTCTACGTATATCAATGTTCCCCGCACAAATCAATGGGCATGATTGGTATTGTAGTTGTAGGTGATGGAGACAATGATGTGTCCAAAGCCAAAGTAAAAGGTAAGTCAAAGAAGAAACTGAAAGCCCTTTTGAAAGAGCTCTAGGTTATGTTTAGAAACTTTGTAAACAAAATCCCAGAGTTCTGTATGACTCATTGGCTACTACGCATTCCAATCATTGTTGTGTTTTTTCAACAAGGAATGAATAAGTGGCCAATCAACCTTGAAGACTCTCCAGTAGAACTTACACTATTAGTTTGGTCGTTTGTTGTATTTGGAGAGCTTGGGGCGGCCGCTGGCTTATTGGTCGGTGGTATAGCAGACTACACTAAGCGCACGAAAGAGTTTGGCGATATTATCACACGTTTCAGTGGTATTACTATTGCCAGTATTATGACAGGTGTTATATGGACAGGCGAACCCGAAAGCTTCTGGGATGTCTTATGGTATGACAATCTGCATGTACTACTTTGGGTTGGCGGAATGTATTTTGCATTGAGAGGAAATAGAACATGAATAATGAAATGCAAGACTTAAAATTTACCACAGCAGGAGATTTTATGAAAATGACTGAGGAACCTCATCATAATTATTGTACTACAAAAGGTCTTGGCTGGGCATTCCTAATTATTATTATTGGTATGGTTGGAATGCCTATTCTTGGATCAGCGATTGCTTATCCAGATAATTGTAAACAATCCATCCTTATTCCTTGTTTAGGATTAGGAGAATAAAAAAACAAATTGGCGCTTCGGCGCCTTTTTTTGTTTACATTCCTCGCAAAGTATGATAGAATATACTTATTCGTTGGAGGTTTAATTTGTCATTCTATACATCAGTCAATCGCTATGGGACTCAGATCCTATATTGCGGCTATAACGACCATGGCGTACGTGTCGAAAAGAAAATAAAGTTTGCGCCCACCCTTTTCATTCCAAGCAAAAATAAAAAACCGAAGTGGCTTGCCTCTGATGGAGCTCCAGTTGAGCCCTATAGGGTTTTCTACAATGAGAGATGCTAAGAATTTTATCGATCAATACAAAGACGTCGATCAGATTAAAGTCTATGGTAACACAAATTACATTCAGCAATGTATTACAGACATGTATCCAGATGAAATTAAGTTCCATACAAATCAAGTTAATATCGTTAATTTTGATATTGAGGTTATGTCTGACGATGGCTTTCCAAAACCAGAAGAAGCAATTCAGCCGATTATTTCTATTGCTCTAAAATCTAGTCAGTCCTTCAATCTATCACGTCTGGGGCTTAGGAGATTACGACTATGAAAAATGCTCCATTGAAATGCATGGCGACCTTATTCAATATCGTAAGTTTGATAGTGAAGAAGCGTTGTTAGCCAGTTTCCACAAGTTTTGGTGTGATAACCGGCCAGATATTGTTACCGGCTGGAACAGTCGCTTTTTCGATATTCCTTATCTCATCAATCGTATCGCACGCATTGGAACTATTGAAGCGGTAAAACGCTTGTCACCATGGAATATGGTAAACGAACGTAATACAGAAATCACAGGCCGTACTCAATACGGCTATGAAATTGTTGGCATACAACAGGCCGACTATCTCGAACTATTTAAGAAATTTGGTTATTCATATGGCACACAAGAATCATACAAGCTTGATCACATTGCTCACGTTGTTCTCGGTGAAAAGAAGTTATCTTACGAAGAACATGGCAATCTATATACCTTGTATAAAGAAGATCATCAAAAGTTTATAGACTATAACATCAAAGACGTTCAGCTGGTTAATCGCATCGAAGAGAAGATGGGTCTTATTCAGCTAGCACAGACTATGGCTTATCGTGGTGGTGTTAATCTTGCCGACACCTTTGGCACTACGGCTATATGGGATTCTATTATCTATCGCGAGCTAAATAAGAAAAAGATTGCAATTCCGCCTAACAATGAAAAGATTAAAAACCCATATCCTGGCGGTTATGTAAAAGAACCTCAAGTTGGTCTACATGACTGGGTCGTATCCTTCGATCTTAATTCTCTGTATCCAAACCTGATTGTACAATACAATATGTCACCAGAGACGCTTATAGGTCAAACAGAGCGGTCTGGTGTTGATTATTATCTTGAGCTAGACAATAAGGTTTCATCCCAACATTCGGTGGCAGCCAATGGCTCAACTTATCATAAAGAATTCCAAGGTATTTTGCCTAAAATTATTGAGGCCTATTACTCAGAGCGCAGTCAGATCAAAAAAGAAATGCTTAGCGTTGAGCAAAAGTACCAGAAAAACAAAACCGTTGAACTAGAGCGAGAAATCAACCGATATAACAATCGTCAAATGGCTATTAAGATTCTACTAAATTCTCTCTATGGCGCACTCGGTAACAAATATTTCAGATATTTTGATATGCGTATGGCAGAGGGTATTACTTTATCTGGCCAACTTTCTGTACTATGGGCTGAAAAAGCCGTTAATGAGGAGATGAACAATGTACTCAAGACTGATAATGTTGACTATGTTATCGCTATCGATACTGATTCTTTGTATATTAACATGGGCGATCTGGTAAATAAATTTAAGCCAAAAGATCCTGTTAAGTTTCTTGATCAGATCTGCTCAGATCATTTTGAAAAGGTGTTGAGTAAATCGTATGCTAAACTATTTGACAAGATGAACGCATACAAACCTCGCATGGAAATGGGCCGAGAAGTTATTGCCGATCGTGGTATATGGACAGCAAAGAAACGCTATATCTTAAACGTTCATAATTCCGAAGGCGTTCAATATGCTGAGCCAAAACTTAAGATTATGGGCATTGAAGCTATTAAGTCTTCGACTCCAGAAGTAGTACGCGATAAATTTAAGCAAGCGTTTAAGATTATTATTAGCGGTAACGAAAATGACACGCAAGACTTTATTACAAATTTCTATAATGAGTTTCGTTCTCTTCCTCCTGAAAATATATCTTTTCCACGTGGTGCCCGTGAAGTAACTAAGTGGGCAACAAAAAAAGGTGAAAAAATCGCATATAAAAAGGGAACGCCTATTCACATTCGTGGCAGTTTGTTGTATAATGGTCTTATTGATAAATATAATTTGCATAAGAAATATGCCAAGATTCAGAATGGCGAGAAGATAAAGTTTTGCTATCTCAAGACTCCTAATCCGATTCATGAGAATGTCATTGCCTTTCCAGACTATTTGCCAAAAGAATTTGGACTAGAGAAATTTGTGGATTACGACTTACAGTTTTCTAAAACGTTTAGCGACCCGCTCAAACCGATTCTAGATCCGACTGGTTGGTTTATTAATTATGATAACTCAAACACGTTGGAGGATTTCTTTGTATGACAAACTGGCTAAAAAGACTTTTGTATGACAAATACGAAGTCACAATATGGTACAATGAAAATGATGGTACTAAGAGAACACAGTTTTTTGAACTATCAGAACTAAGTAAGATTGACCAAACATCTCTTAAAGGCAGAGACATGAAGGGTCATAAAATTAACATTAAAACTACTGATCAATTTAATTATCAAGTAAGGAAAATATACTAATGAGCGATTGGGCTAATGACATTTATATGATGCATAATAAGTTTGGCGTCAAAGAATGGTTCGATAAAAATAAAGATAATAAAGATTTAATGGCTACGTATCTCAAGTTTCGTTTATCAATGTGCCAAGAAGAACTAGGCGAAACGCTAGATGCATTTGACAATAAAGATCCAGAAGAGATTGTTGATGGGCTAATTGATATGTGCGTATTTGCTATTGGCACGCTTGACGTATTTGGTGTCGATGCTAATAAAGCATGGGACGCTATCTATGAAGCAAATATGTCAAAAGAATCTGGAGTGAAACCTGGCCGACCTAATCCATTTGGTTTACCAGACTTAATTAAACCTGCTGACTGGCAGGGTCCTGATCATGAGGGTAACCATGGCGATTTCGCTAACGCTCTTTAAGAGCGTCTTTGATAATAAAACACATCGTAGGATGGACTTCGAGAATTGGCAACAGTTCTCGGAGCTTTTCTACAAACTGTCTAAACAACCTTTAAGAGGTAAGAAAGATGCGCAACTTATATCACCAGCTGTATACGTTTCTGATACAACTAGGGCCAACAAAAATGTGGATGCTTGGGCAGGTTGGGCTGCTATTGATGTTGATGATCACGTTTTTAAGGGCAAACTAGAAGATGAACTTAATGAGCGCTTTGGTAATTACACATATGTGTGTTATAGTACCGCTAGTAGCACTCATGAATTTCCAAAGTTTCGTGTGGTTTTCCCGCTTCAAACTCCGGTTGAACAAGATAAGATCAAGCACTTCTGGTATGCGCTCAACTCAGAGCTTGGTAACATGGCAGATAAACAGACTAAAGACTTATCTCGTATGTATTATATTCCTGCAACTTACGATAACGCTTATAACTTCATCTTCTCTAATGATAATGGCGAATATGTTGATCCAGCCAAACTCATGGCAAAATATGAGTACGCACAAAAATCAAGCAAAAACTTTATCGACAGGCTCCCTGAAGCTTTACAAAAACAAGTTCTTGAACACAAAAAATCAAAACTAGATAATACTAATATTGTATGGACAAGTTATCGTGACTGTCCATTTTGGCCAAAGAAATTAGCTAGTGAATATCAGATTATATCTAATACTGGTTGGTATCATAAAATGTATCAGATAATGGTTGCGGTTGCGGCAAGAGCTGTTGAACGACAATATCCAATCACGTCACATGAGATAACTAATCTGTGTCGAGAGTTTGATATGGGAACCGGTAACTGGTATGAGAATCGTCCTATGGACGTAGAAGCAGATAGGGCACTAGAATATGTCTACAAAAATATTTAAAATAACTGTGTACAAATGAAAAGAAATGTGTTATAGTGGTTTCAAACGGAGGAAACCATGTGTACACAAATAGATCATATACAAGAGCAAATAGATAATATTAATATTGAAGAGCTTTTAGAAGAATGCGTTCAATATAAAACGTTTAGATACCATACTAATAGAATAGCTGAAAAGCTTTATCCTAGCGGTAACGATAGAACTAAAGCTACTCAAAAGCACGGAGTATATCTATGGCAACTACTTCCTATTAATGATTATCTTTATGTCGGTAAAGGCGAGCAGATGACTATAGCCGAAAGAATTAACTGCCATTTAAGTAATTTTAGAAACAATAATAAGGCAGAATCTTCAGGAAATAAAATACTAAACTTTATTGAAAATAACGGTTTACAAAGTATCGATATTAATATAAAATATATAGATCTAACTAAATACTCAAAAGATCTAATACCAATGATCGAAAGAAAACTAATTGACTATTTAAATCCACCTTTTAATAGGGAATCTACAATATGAAAGAATCACTAAAAGTCCTGCAAGAATGTGCAGAAATTCAAGCAAGAAAATCTAACGACTATCAGAACGAAAACTCACGTATTCGTCAAGCTGATTATTATCCACGTGGCGTTATGTCAATTATGGAATTGATTAACACAAAGACTATTCGTCTGTGGTCTGTACTCGAAGCTATGGAGAATGATCCTAACTATGAGCCTAACTTTGAAGGTGTTGAAGACTCACTCAAAGATTTAATTAACTATTCTTCGTTTGCTGTTGCATACGCTCGTGGTAAGATTGACGGTCAAGATCCTAATAGGGATTTTTTAAATAGGACCAGAAAAAATGACGAAGGATGAAGAAATAAAAATATTAAGAGACAACGTTAAGTATTTACAAGAGCAACTAAATGCTGCTCACAAACGAATCAAAGAACTATTGGATGTATAATATGAAATATTGGGTGAAAGACTGTTGGGATACAGTAATGTGTATGGATAAAAATCCCTTGAAAAATATTAATGACTTGGCTACACGACATATGATCATGCAAATACTGGCTTGGATGTGGTGTATTGTGTTTGGTATTATCGCAGGTAGCTGGGTGGCCTTTGGTATAAGTGCCGTTTTGCATATGTTGCTGCTAGCTGCTATCGTAGTAACAGTAGCTACATTTGAAACTGCTAAACGTAAACCTGAATATTTTACAAATCTTGGCCGCGGACGTGGTGGAGAGCATGATTAAAATAATTGCAGGGCCTTGCCAGCATGAATCATACGAGCAATCCTTAGAGATCGCTAATCACTGCGCAGACGTATGTTCTAAGTACGATATGGAATATTACTTTAAAGCAAGTTTTGATAAAGCCAATAGAAGCCACGCAAGTGGCTTTAGAGGCGTAGGCCAGAATCGTACAATTAACGATTTCTTGCGTATGAAAAAACAGATAATTAACTTAAAGATTTTAACTGACGTGCATACGGAAGGTCAAATATCTAGTTGCCATAGAGTGGTAGATGTTCTACAAATACCAGCTTTTTTATCTAGACAAACTGATTTAATTGAAACGGCGTGCATGACTGATTGCATTGTCAATATTAAGAAAGGACAATTCCTTGCTCCTTGGGACATCGCAGGAATCTTAAGTAAATGCGAAGATGCTAAAGAAGTATGGATAACTGAAAGAGGAGCTAGTTTTGGATATAACAATCTTGTGGTCGATTTTAATGGCCTTCAGTACATGCTTGATAACTATAATGTACCGATCGTATTTGATGCGACCCACTCGTGTCAGCAGCCTGGAGGCCTCGGCAACTCGTCTGGTGGTAATCGTGACTACGTTCCAGGTCTTGCTCGTGCTGCGGCTGCTTTGGGAGTTAGCAACTTTTTCTTAGAAGTTCATCCTGACCCAGATAACGCACCAAGTGATGGACCTAACATGGTAAGACTAGAAGATTTTGAAGAGGTGATAAATGATATCGACCGCTATTCTTATACCGGCTCGTTATGAGTCAAGTAGATTTCCGGGCAAACCACTCGTAGATCTTGGTGGTATGACTATGATCGAGCGTGTATATAATACATGTATCGGAACAGGATTAGACACTTACATTCTTACTGATGATCTCCGTATTTTTGATTTGTTTGGTCCTCACAGATGCTGGATTGAGAAAGCAGAATATGCAAACGGAACTGAAAGATGTTCTGGCGCATTAAGATGGAACGCTTTAAATCGGTATGATCAATTTATTAATGTCCAAGGCGATATGCCAGATGTAACTGCCGATATGATTGAAAAAACCCGAATACAACTAATGAAGTATAAGGTATCAACAGTTTGTACAATGATGCCTGAAGAAGAACAGAACAACCCTAATTCCGTTAAATTAGTAAGAGGCAATGGTAAGTGCTTATGGTTTGGTAGGGGAATGACTGGTTATGGTGATTGGCATTTAGGCATATATGGTTATCAACGCGAAGCGTTACAATCATATCCAGACTTGATTGGTACTCGTGAAGAACAAGTTGAGCAATTAGAACAATTGCGTTGGTTAAAAAATGGCTGGGACATTAGTGTTCATCCAGTAACATTTAACGGAATAGAAATTAACACACCAGAAGATGCAAGGAAATGGAATGATAGCAGGTAAAGTTTGGGGAAATACTGAACTCGTAGAAGCAAATGGTGCTTTGGAGTTTCATCGTATTGAAATGAATAAAGGTGGTGTTTGTTCTAAGCATCTCCATGAGTTTAAATGGAATGGCTTTTATGTTGAGTCAGGTCGCATGCTTATTCGTGTATGGCAAAAAGATTATGATCTAGTTGATGAGACTATTCTTGAGCCTGGAATGTACACTAAAGTTAAGCCTGGTGTTTATCATCAGTTTGAATGTTTGGAAGATGGAGTTGCTTTTGAATTATATTGGGCCGAGTTTAATCATAACGATATTAAACGGGAAACCGTAGGTCACGCTTAATGAAAACGGTATCTATTATAAATCGTACTAATGGCATGGTAACTGAAATGTCATTTGATAATGACAAGCAATTAGATCGATGGCTAGAACTAAATAAATCCTTTGAGAGCTTGGGTGAATTAGAAAATGAATTACCAACAAGACATGTAAGAATGCAGAGTAAAAACCATGCAGGATGGGGATCGTAATGAAAGTAGGATTTACCGCATCAACGTTTGATTTGCTTCACGCAGGTCATATAGCTATGCTACGAGAAGCAAAGTCTGTCTGTGACTATTTGATTTGTGGCTTACAGGTAGATCCTACGCTTGATAGACCAAAAAAGAATCAACCTGTTCAATCGATAGTAGAAAGACAGGCTCAGTTAGCAGCAATAAAATATGTCGATGAGGTAATTATTTATTGTACAGAATCTGATTTATGTGATATAATAAACATGTATCCAATTGATGTACGTATTCTTGGTGAAGAGTACAGGGATAAAGATTTTACTGGTAAGGATGAGTGTCGCAAACGTGGCATTCAACTTTATTTTAATAAGCGAGACCATAGGTTCTCGTCGTCTGATTTGAGAAAGAGAGTTCAATATGCAAATGACAGCAGTCCGTGACATTCGTCAGTATTTTATTGATGAACTAAAAGACGAAGCATATACAATTGATAAGACTGGCGCTAAGACAATAGAAATGCTTGGCGCATCTTTCATTGCTGATGAGGCAGCTATCTTTGGAACAGTCAGTTATGATTATGTTCAAGAAGAATTAGATTGGTATGATAGCCAGTCTACAAACATTAACGACATTCGTGATGAACCACCACAAGCCTGGAAATATGCTGCAAACAAGCATGGCGAAATTAATTCTAATTACGGACATCTTATCTTTTCAGACAAATATTATAACCAATATGGCTGCGTGCTGGATGAGTTACTAGAAAATCCTGACGGTCGCCGCGCTTCCATGATTTATAACAGGCCGTCTATTTGGTTGGAGTTTAATGAAAATGGAAAATCGGATTTTATTTGTACTAACAGCGTCACTTACTATATTCGTGATAGTATTCTACATTCTGTAGTTCAGATGCGTTCTAACGATGTGGTGTTTGGATATAAGAATGATTACGCGTGGCAACGTGAAGTAATGAAAAGATTAGTCAGAGATTATAACGGTTTAAGTCTTTATGATGATGGCGCTCAGATTGAAGAAGGTTCTATTACATGGCAGGTACAAAACCTTCACGTCTATGAAAAGCACTTCCACCTTGTCAAGTAAGTGGGATCACCGCTATTTAGAGTTAGCGCGTGTGGTTGGTACCTGGTCTAAGGATCCTTCCACGAGAATAGGAGCGGTTGCTGTTGGAATTAAAGGACAAGTATTAGCTCAGGGATATAACGGATTGCCTAGAGGAGTTTCTGATTCTGATGAAAGATACCAGGATCGAGAGACTAAATACAAATACATTGTTCACTGCAGAACAAAATCTAATTTATAATGCAACATGGAATGGTGTCTCCTTAGATCAATCTACTTTATATGTGACTGGGCCTTCCTGTTTGTTCTGAGTGTGCTAAAGGAGTTATTCAAGTTGGAATAAAGAGAGTAGTCATGCCAGCTAGCGAAGACATAAGGGGATGGGGCGATAAGGCACGGTGGAACGATTCATGGGAATTGTCTGCTTCTATGTTTGAGGAAGCAAATGTGCTTATACGAGTTTATATAATGAATGTAATTACAAATCCTATATCAAATATTCCAAAGAATGAAAAGTCCCACGTGCACGGGTGGACGCAGGTGTGGAGAGATCAGCTTAATGCATCTATTGATCACAAATGTACACCCACAAGTCACAAAGGCAGATGTGGTCTATATAGATCATGGCGCTAACTTTGGTGGTAGCTTAAATTTATTTGGCGGTGCTAATAAAGAAGTTTATGATAGAATCAATCTTGTAATGTCATGTGAAAACATTGTTTCGTTAGATTGGGATATGCCTGATTATGGAGAGATGCTAAAGAAACGACTTGAAGCTCCTACAACGTATAAAGGCATAACTCCTATGTGGTGTAATGCTATATCTAAACGAATCAGAAGTATAACTTCTCTTAAGCAGAAAGATCTAAAAACTGATGGTGTCATTTTTGGAGACTCACATACTATCGCTTTTAGTGATTCAGGGGATCGCGTGTATAGGACTGACGGTAAGACTCTTTTTGGTAGTATACGTAAGGGACTTCGACAAGACATACAAGAACCATTGGGCAGACTTACCATATCTCTTGGCTCTATTGACATTAGGCATCACATTCTGCGTCACCCTGGCTTTTCTCTTAAATATAACATCAAAGGAATATGTAAGAGAAGGTAATCAGATGGCTGACGATGTATGGTTTGCCGCTCCGGTCCCTGTAGAGTTTGAAGGAAGACGTATACCTAAATCAGGATTCTATAAGAAGACTCCATTCTATGGCTCATGGAAAGAACGTTGGGATCTTACGAACGAATTTTATTGAAATGCTTGTACGACGAGTCTAAAGGTAAAGTTGTTATGCCGCCAAAAGAATGGTATACTATGGATCCTGAAAAATACGCTAGTACGTATATGGAGCATGGTTCTAGTTTTCATATAGCTCCACCTTTTTATAGACGTAATGACTGGGGAGTATCACCGCTTGGCGCATAATAATCATGTTATTGATGGAATCAATAGAGACGTTAATCCATTTTATGGAGATCCAAAAGAGTATTATTTAGAACTGGCTGAAGATTGGGAGGATCCTTATGGCACACCTAGATGTTACTGAGCACATGACGGTAATGTTCGTGTTGTCCGCCAGACGATTAGCTTGGTTGGTAGTAAGGTTCGGGGCGGCGATTGCCTCATCAGCAGTCTGGGCCCTGATCATATCGACACTATCGTTTATGTTCAGCCCCGTACTGGTCTTGCTGG